AAGTATGCATCCAGAATAATATCTGGCTCGCTTGGCACTGCTAATACCCGATCCATTGGCGGGTTTTCTTCTATAAATGATGCATTGAGCGAGGGTAGGGCACCGAAATCTTGTGCTAGATGCCATACATCTAAACTTTGTGCATAATTACTTCGGAACTGCCCTGTGATCATACTTGGCTTATATCTGTATTCCGCAAAGCGTTCTTGATACCCAAATACTTCGTTATCTGCTGTTGTACCTTGGGCATATATTTCTTTGTTTAATACTGCTTGTTCGCCCAGATGTGCTAACGCTGGCCAATAATAGTCCCAACGATCTTGCCGGCTAAACATTCTGTTTAGTCCTTGTTGATATGTTAGGTCTGCATATACGTTGATCATTCCAATGATTACGCAATGCTCTGTAAATGACTTACTAAAACCGTGTCCTCCGAATCCTGTTGTGCCAAACGCTGATAAATTGCCTTGTGGGCTTGTTGTATCTGTCGCGCTTGTTTGTGCTATCGGATGCACATTAATACGGTCTCTTCCACCGCCTAAATATTCCGGCCGTTGTAACCTAGCGTCTGGTGATGTAACACCAAAATGGCTTTGAATAATCTCTGTGTATCTTGTACCACCACGTGCATCACGTTCGTACAATCTTTGAATTTGGAAAGCTTCTCTGAGCTCATTAATTGTAGCTGCTGTAGCACCTGATAAATCGGCTTCTAGCCGTGTTGTACTACCTAAATTTGCATATGCCGCGAGATAACCTGACGTATCTAGAGCCAGATTTTTTTTAATGCCAGCACTATCGTTAACTGTAAGTCGATCATCATTAATGCTGTCGTAAAAAATTGGGGCTTTAGTGCCTAGCGGCAACTGAACCGCATCGCCTTTTTGGGGCCAGGGTAGGCACGATGTAAAATAATCATGCCGTTTCCCTCTTTTTAACAAAGTGTAATTTGTATCTATATCGGGCCCATCAGATTTGTCTACATGAACACTGTCCTGCAGGTTCTCGTCACGGAACCATTCGTTATAAATTAGGTTATAAGCTCGACCTGCTAAATTATTGAAGGTTAGGTTTACACCTGTTGGAATACCAAAGTAATCAAACAAACTGCCATTTGCTGCTGTTGTCGTTACTGTTGGAATTAAATAATCTGTACTATCTCCTGGGTCTTCCTGCTCTCCACAAAATTTTTCCCAATTATTCCATACTAATCTATGGGGCACTGCGAAGAAGAATGTCTCTATATGGATATTATCCATAATAGGGTTGATGGGGGTTGCCAAACGACCAAACGCTTGTGTGTTTAACGTAAACGTGTCGCCAGGCAACGCCTCATCTATAAATATCGGGACCAGATAACCCGCATCAAATGTTGTTTTTAAATCATGGCTACGATTGAACGTAGACCGCTGAATATCTGCTTTTGGTACACGAGAAAATTCGTGTGACATTTGTGACGGGATTCTTCCCTCTGGTCCAAACATTTTTTAATCTCCTATTAACTTAGACAGTTCGATTACATCGTCCTTACCGTCCTGATTTATTACACCTTGCTCATCGTCAAAATTTCCCAATCGCACAAGTGTGAAATCTTGCGCGTGTTTTTTGAATTGACTGTTGGGATCTTCCATGGCCGTTTGCATCGTCCGGATAGCAACGCCATCTGTTGGTTCGCTAAAAATTGGAAACTGATACATTTTTGCGACATTATCAAAAACTACATACAATGGTTTTTTCATCTTTTTACCTCCTACAAGATGTTGTAGGTCATCATGTGCATAATATACATTCCACGTCAATAATTTTTTTATGGGTTATTTTTATTGTTTTTTGCGTTTTTGTTCATAAATCACGAATCAATATCTTGAGTCGTTCCTCCTTTACAGCTTCTTGAACCCAAAGCCTATCTAATGCTTCGTTATATTTATCAATTACTTCTGGTAATTCTTCCGCCCGTTTTTCTTTTATTTTTTCAAATTCTTCTTCGCTTAACAACTTATCATAATAACGGGGCGGTCTTAATTTGTGGTCTTTGAAAACCACATAATCATGCGGATATACATCTGTTTTAAATTTTTCGAACCAGCTACCGCCTAAAGCGTCCCCTTTTTTTCTTCCACGCGACATTGTTGCGTATTCTGGTTCTATAGGTATCCCCTCCCCTGTCGAGGGGTCCCACCTTAAATAATGCTGTCCAGCATCTTTTCCTGTTATTTTTTTTGTCACATACCGCGCCACATAGGCACAGCTTTCAAATGTGACTTCTCCTATTGTTGAAAATCCATAAGGCCATATTTTTGCCAAATTTTCACTTACATATAATTTTATATCCTCTCTTACTTTAAATAGTTCCTTATCTTCGAAATCCATTCCGAATATGATTGCGTGATAGTGAGGACGATGGTTTTTTTCGCCATATTCACCGCAATGGAAATATTTGATTTTTTCGCCATATTTTTTTCTAAGCCTTTTCATAAATCTTTGAAACTCGCTTTTGTCCAGGGAGAATTTGTTTTCCCTGGAAGCGAGATACTCATCATTCATTGTTAATGTTATGAAACAGCTTTCATCATGCATTTGATTTTCATGCATAAGTCTTACAGCCCATTCTTGGCTGTGTTTTAACCTACAACCTATGCATTGACCGCATGGTAGGTTAAAGCCCTTGGCGAAGGGGAAGGGCTTATTAAAAACTACCTTCCCACTATCCTTAAAGGCTAATAGCGGGTGGTAACACGTCATTAGATTCTATAACCACCACGCATAACTGTCGCGTAATTGCGGCTTTTTACACGCATTGCCGTGCGTGAAAATAGTTTACCGCTTTTACTCTTGCTCATTGCTTTTCTGTACATTGTTTTGCTCCTTTAAATATACAAAGATATCCCCATTGGGATTTGGTACAGGCAAAGCATTTAACTCGATTTTAATATTGGTGTCGTTTTCCCAAGCTTTTCCAAGCACCGTCCAATATACATTCTCGTTTTTTACTTTTGCCGTTAGCACGTCAAATTTCTTTTTTTCCACGTTTCCACCTCCTAGTGGTGTCACTTGGCACAGTTACATCTAGTGATGAACTGTGCCTAGCTCCTATTCGTCGTTTGCTTCAGCCGCTGCTTCAGCCTTTTTTGCTGGTTGAGACGGAGCGTCTACAGGCGAGGGAGGTGCTGCCCTCAGCCCCATCTCAACCATTTTTTCATCGTTTTTTGGATCGGTTGCGAACTCAAAAAACGCTCCTGCATCGTTGTCGAACATTTTCCGAAGCTCCGCCGGCAATTCGCCAAAAGATGCATTTGCGCTGTTAACCATATCCAGCGCTTCTCGATATTCATTTACTTCGCTATAATCACCGTAATGCGCTACACCGCGCGCTACATGATTAATGATTCCTGTACGATCATGCTTTTTAATGATCGTTTTGATATCGGCTTCTTTAGCGAAATGTTGTTGTGTCATGCTTTCGCCTTCTGTTAAAAAACTTTCCCGCTTTCTATCGCTATATGCTGTTTTGAATTTCATGATCCAGCTCCTAACATCGTTATGATTTCTTGTGTTGACATCTTCCACGCTTTTGGATCTTTTCCATAAAGCGTGATCATTTTATCTATAATTAAACTTCCAATTTGATTCATCGGCGCATGTTTCAGCTGCATTGGGCTCAATCCCATTTTTTGCAATGCTTTCTGATCCATCTGAGTTAAAACTAATGCTATATCTTTGAGCCTTGCTTCTGCTTCTGCGACACTGATTTGGGCTTGCGCCAACATCCCTTGTTGCTTCAACTTCTGAACCTCAGCTGGAATCTTATTTTGTATCTCTGTTCGCACTTTTCTTTGTTGCGTTTTTGTTAACGCTGCTTGCGCTGTACTTTGTTTTGCACTAGCTTGCTGGGCTTGCGATTGACTTGCAATTTGGTAGCCGTCAATCGCCGCCCTAGCGACGTTTTGATGTTGATATGTAAATACCTGACCCATTGCGCCACCGGGACTGCTCGCCGGTGTTTTACCTGCTAATATTGGGTTTATTCCTGCCGCTTTCATATCAGCGAATCCACGCTGATATGCTGTGTTAGACATACGCTCCTGAAATGCCATTTGTTCT